GTCTAGATTATATAGGAGAGATTAGACCAAGGTTAAAGAAAGCAATAAAGGAAAAACCTTCCGATAAAAAATACATTTGTATCGGAACAGAATCTACTGCTGCTGCAAAGCATTGGAATTATCCAGGTGGGTGGCAACAGCTTATCGATCTATTTAAAAGCATAGGATATGAAGTTGTTATAATTCATAAGCAGGGAAATCATTTTTTGAATGTGATTGATAGAACTGGAGATAGACCAATAGAAGACACAATGAGCGATATACTTAATTGTGAATTTTTTGTTGGTGTAAGTTCAGGTCTTTCCTGGTTGTCTTGGGGATTAGATGTTCCCGTTGTTATGATCTCTGGTTTCAGCCAACCCTTTTGTGAATTCTCTGATAAAACTCTCAGAATAATAAACACCGATGTTTGTCATGGCTGCTTCAATAAAGTTGAGCATAAGTTCGATAAAGGTGATTGGTTGTGGTGTCCTGAGCACAAGGACACAGATAGACATTTTGAATGTACTAAATCAATAACACCAGAACGTGTATTTCAATCCGTTATCGAATGGACTTCTGAAGAAGTCTAAGCTTCTCTTATTTATTTAAGTGGATATATAAAGAAAAGATATCCACTAAATAATGAGTTTTAACCCAGAGGACAAGTTTCCTAAGAAAGGAACCCCAGTTTATAACGGAAACGGAGAGCAATACGATCTTACCGATATAAGATATAAATATCATGATGGATTGCAGAATACCGATAAGATTAAAAAATCTTCGGTAGATAATCTTTTTGCTACCCCAGAATCTGCAAAAGCTAGAGCATTACAAATAGGATGTGATGGATATCACACAGTTGTAATAGAGGGCAATACTTACTACAAGCCTTGCGATAGCATTGATTACTATAATACCAGAATAGAACAGCTAGATAGTGCCTTAAACTTCACGTATATAGGTAATTATAGGGTTCTATCGTGGGATAATCCATTTACATACGTCACTAAATTTAAGGGATGGATAATTGATACAGGAAACAGTAATAATTCGGGATCTATATTAGATGCTGATGATATCGCTATAGATTTCAGATATAGCATAGACGGAAAAACATGGTCTCTTTGGACAAATGTAGGAACAGCTTTAGGAGGATTAACAAACGAATTCTCGGATCTTTTTGAAATAACTTTAGATCCCAATAATAAGTTCTACCCCGAATTCAGATTTACCTCTGTCCTTGTCAATGATGATGGCACATTAATCTATAATACAGACGAACCAATAGATCCTAGCATAGTGATAGTTCAATTTGAACTTGATCTTGAATATGCTCCTACACCAGAGAAAGTTATATCAAAACCTGCATTAATATGTTCTAATGAGGTTTCAACTAGACCCGTTATATTTAGTGATTGTAATTTCACATTCAATCCTTATGCAGTAAATAAAGCTTTAAATCTTTATCAGGATTTAAGCCAGATGGTTAATAAAGTTTTTGGATTAGAAGCAAACTATTATTCTGTACAGCCTCAGGGAAGGGGTAAAGATGTTATTCTTAGAGAATATACTCTTTTCAATGTTGTTGATGAGAAATGTGTTAAAATACTAGTTCCCCAAAATCAATTCCCTGATAATAAAATAAATTATGATCCTTTTGGGCTTCAGTTTGAAAATCCTTTTGAAATTCAAATAGATAGAAAATATTTTGAAAGCATATTTGGTAAAGGATCACAACCTAGAAAGAGAGACATTCTTTACTTCCCTATAACTAATAGAATTTACGAAATAAATTCAACTTATTTATTCAGGGATTTCATGAATGCTCCGGTTTATTTTAAAATAGAGCTACAGAAATACAGTCCTAGAAGTAATACATATTTTCAAGATCCTGCATACAAAGAGGAGCTAGAAGGAATAGCGGTAACTACCCAGGAGTTATTTGGCGAAGAAGTTAAATCTGAGGAGTTAAAGTCTTCTAAACCACAACAGTACGCTACCACAATAACACAGATGTCTCAGGATCCTATCAGATCTTATGTTTATAATGATCTTCCGATAATCGAATACGATCTTAATAATAACTGGACAATAGTTTTAAATAACTATTATGATCTAAGTGAAGCTTTTTCTGATACGTCTGAATTTATATTCGATCCTAGCAGATATAAGAATGCTGTTAGATATAAGTCACTTCCTTTATTAAGAGATAATGAGGAATTAGCATACACTTGTTGGTTCACTTTAAGAGATTTCTACGATAACACAAAGATGACTAAAAGAGGTTATCCGATATTAAATGCAACCCTAGAGAACTCTGATTCTGATTATTTATATTTAAGTACTTATCCCAATAGGCATAGATTAGAAAGATGGGAAACCTATGCTACAAATCCCGAAGGTTATGTTGCAATAAGAGCTGATAAGCTACACTCTGGGGGATATGAGGTTTTATCAGTTATTGACGAGTATAGATTTACTGTCAAAAATAACTCAACCACTTTCTCAGAGGGAACTATAGTTTGGAAAGTACAAAAAGCACAAAGTAGAAATTTAATAAGCGGTCTTTATTTAGACGCTAATTCTGACATGAAGGGTATGAGAGTAGATCTAATACACTCAGGGGTAATGGACGAAAATACTAATCCTTTTTTAGGTCAGGGGAGCTTGGTTATAAGACTTAATAGCATGATCATAAATTCTCCTTTACAATTTACACCAGAATATGGGGAATGGTATGGCGTAGTTGTTAATATTTCTAATACATATAAACAGATAGCAGCTAACATATGGGGAATGACCTACGATCCTGTTAATCCGAATGAGCAATCTAGTAAATTAAAAAAGCTACACGAGGAAGTTAGAATGTTTACTGAGCCTATATTATTTGCTGCACCTTCTAATATTAACACAGATAAAGCAAGTCCATTCTACGGAACAGAAACAAATGCCTATAAAATATTCACAGGTCCGATATATCTAAGTAATATAAGACTATTTAAAAATATGATAGATGTTGATACCCAATCTACTGTTTTAAATCAAAACATAGTAAGAGATTCGCAACTAGCACACATAATTGATAATGCTAAACCATTGCTGAACATACCTAAGTTCGCTAGAAACAGATAAAATATGCCAAGAAGAAAACCTAAACCAGAGAAGGTAATACAGGAGAAAATAAAAGAAAATCTAGATGCCATAATAATGGAGGAATCTCTGGATTCTATTTCTTTAGATTCTGGGGACCTTCCGAGATTAAAAACATCAGAACTTATGAATTTTGCCGACGAGAAGCTTAGTGCTTTAACAGAGGCCAGATTTTTAATGGATTCGGTAGCAAAATTCTACGTAGATCCTGACGCTCACGGGCACGTAGAATTTCTTGATGTTAAGAAAAAAGTTGATGCTATGAACGTTTCATCGATGATGTTTCAGATGAAATCTGCTCAACACGCGATCACTAAATTACTAGAAGAGATAGATTTAGGAAACATGCACCCTAGAATTTTTGAGGTGCTTGCTCAGCTTCAATCTCAAATAATGCAAATGCCCAAGGATTATCAGGCTTACCTTGAAAAAATGGAGCAGAGCTATAAAAGGGTAAATACGGAACTTGAAGTGAAGAAACATTCAGGGGGAGTAGTTATGGATCAAAATCAGACGGGCGAGGGTAATAGTTTTTATCCTTCTAATACAGATGGAGCTGGTATAAGATCTAGAGGAACAAGAGGTATAATGGAGGGTCTTAGAGATATACTAGGAAACGATGTTATTGACGTTAAACCTATAGAACTTGATCCTAACTCCGTTGTTAATGCGAGAGAAAAAAAATTGATTGATGATAAATTCCGTCCGCAAGACGATGAGGAAGATCAAAGCAACTTCATTATCGAAGACGATATAATAGAATAATATGTTTTCAGAAGCAGTACAAAAAGAGGAAGTCCAATCAGAGAGTAGCTATTGGAGCACAGAAAGAGTAAATGAACTTCTTAGAAAAATCGATGAAGAGGGATTAGATTACAAAGAAGTGGATAATCCATTTCATGACGGAAATCCTGATCTAAAAAAACCAAATATACTTTGGGAGTATACTAACGAAGAGATCCTCGAGATGAGAAAATGTGCAGAGGATGTTACATATTTCTCTAAATACTGCCAGGTAATGACAGATGAGGGATTAAATTATATCAAGCTTAGAGATTATCAAAGTTCGGTACTTAGAGAATATCAGGCAAATAGATTTAATATATTCCTAGCACCTAGACAGGTTGGTAAATCTATAACATCTTCGGTAATCCTTGTTTGGTATCTTCTATTCAATCACGATAAAAATGCTATGATTCTAGCCAACGTTGGGGATACCGCGGAAGAGCTAATGGACAAGATTAAATCAATTATCAAGGGACTTCCATTTTTTCTTAAACCAGGAATGATAGTTAATAACGTGATGTCAATGAGATTTGATAACGGATGTAGAATTCTAGCTAAAACTACAACTAAAACATCAGGTATCGGTTTTACTATTCACTTCCTCTATATGGATGAGTTTGCTCACATTAATGCCAACTTTATTGAAGCATTCTTTAGATCAACATATCCAACCGTATCGTCATCAAAGGTATCTAGAATAATCATAACATCCACTCCGAATGGAATGAATAAATTCTATGAGATTTACCAGGGTGCTCTCACTGGAGAAAATAGTTTCAATCCAATAAGGGTTGATTGGTGGCAAGTTCCAGGAAGAGATGAAGCTTGGAAACAAAAAGAAATAGGTAACCTTGGAAGCGAGGAACTATTTAACCAGGAATACGGTAACCAATTTCTAAGCTCTTCGTCTCTACTTTTAGGCTCAAATGAGCTTAAAAAAATTAAGTCTAATGAAGTTGAATATGAATGGAGAGAGATAGATTGCTTACATTATGAGGAAAGTCTTAATTACGAAAAACTTCTATGGCATCCTAAGTTTAACTTAGATAACGCAAACTCCCCTGGGAAGAAGTTCGTTTTTTCTGTTGATATAAGCGCAGGAATAAAAGGTGACTTTACTGTTGTTAATATATTTAAGGTTACCACCTTACCCAAAAAGGTTATAGAATCAATTGTTGAATTTGATGACGAATCAGATTTTTTTGGACTTGTGCAGGTTGGGGTTTTTAGAGACAATGAAATAAAGCTTGAAGAGCTCGTTAAGCTATTAAGAGGATTAATAAAGGTCGTTAGCTTGGATAGAGTTAAGTTAGCTATTGAAATGAACTTCAAGGGTGAATTACTTTACGAAAAACTGATGACTGATGATGATTATTACGATGAGATGTTCTTATTTACAAAGCATTCTGAATCTGCAAGGATTCTAAAACCTGGTATTAAATACAACGAAAAGAATAAGATGAAGTATTGCGAATTATTAAGAAGCTTAATAAGGGAGGGAAAAATCTTAGTAAATGATAAGAAATGGACGATTCCTGAGCTTTTCACATTCGGTCTTAATAACAGAGGAACATATTCTAGCCAGACCGGACATGATGACGTAGCAATGACTTTAGTGAATCTACCGGGTCTTTTTGACGGTTATGATTTCAACCAAATGGTAGGTGATGTCTTTGATGAACTTGATAACGAATATAAACAACTAATAACAGCAAAGCTCGAAGCTGGTATTACAACAGAAAATGATGAATATGGATATGGAAACAAAGGTCCTTTAACTAAAGACGGAAGAAGCTATGGCGATTTCAATAAATTGCTCTGAAGATTCAATTGATCTAATATTCTACTTTCTATTTCGATATATAGTAAAGAAGCAAAAAATATCTTAAAAAATAATGGCAAATAAGGTTAAAATAGACTATTCCCAGTTTAAAGCCTCAGGGGTTTATACTCTTGAATTCGACGCGTCACAAAGCGTTATTCTAACATCTCAAACGATTAGATTGGTTGTGGGTTTCTCAAATAAAGGACCTTTCAATACTCCTGTATACATTCCTGATCCTACTACTATGATCTCTGTGTTTGGAGACATTGATAGATCCTTAGAAAATAAGGGATCTTTCTTCCACAGATCAATATTAACCTGTTTAAATACAGGACCGGTTTTCGGTTTGAATTTATTGAAGCTTAATGATGACGCAGATACTGGAAGCGCAGATGAGGTTACGTATAGAGCATACTCTCTTGATACCGAGCAATATAACGGTGTGGTAACTTCTGAGTTATACTCATCTTACTATAATAAAGAAAGATTCTGGTACGCAGATACAAAATATTTCTTAGCTACACTAAGTACACCTGACACAGGAAAGCTATTTGCTTTAACTAACCTGGGTAAAACACCTATCAGTGTGATTACTAGAAAATCTACAGACTCTTCGAAACCTTTAAAAGGTTATGACATCTTTGCACTAGATTGGTATGGAGCTAATAACGTTCCTACTTTCATGCACCCTTACGACTATATGTCGGATTATTTCATTGACGTAATAGCAGTATCTGGGGATTGGACAAATTATGCAGCTTTAGCTTTAGATCCGAAATGGTCTAATTACTTTACTAATAACGGTTTTATAAAAAGCCAAATTGATTCATTCCTTAACCAACAGGATGTTAATATAGTTACTTCAGTAACTGGATGTATAATTCCAGATTTCGTTGATCTTAATGGGGTTAATCAATACATCCAAACATTAGTAAATTCTAATTCGCCAGCAACAGGTTTATTCTGTGCTATTGATGAACAAGCATTCGATAACATTTGCACTAATCCATATCAGATTGATTTAGTAGGTAATCACCTTATCGATGAATTATCAGGGAATAGAGATTTAGCTAACCCTGCAATTAACTTCTTAAGTTACGATCAGGCATTAGTTGCCGATTACCTTTACACGCAGAATGTAATAGGAGTTACTGGAGCTGGAGGATTTGCAGGTCCTACTGGAGCTACTGGATACACATCAGGTATGAACACTGGTACTCTATTCGCAATCAACGCAGGTACAACAGCAGGAGTTGTTTACCAAGCTTTTGCTCCTTATGATTCTTCTGCTTATGACGGGGGATTACACTATCTCCAAACATCAGGAACGGGTGGAACTGCGGGTTATTTGCTAAATGCAACTCAAAAGAATGAATTAAAAACTTTCTTAACAGTTAACTCTTCTGACGATCAAAAATACGTAATCGGTATAGTTGAGGGTATCTCCGGTGCGACTGGAGCATTAATCAACCAATTCTCTTTACATGATTTAGTTAAACTTAAAGTTACCGGAACTAAAGACGTTAATAACGAGCTTAGAATATTCTTTAGTCATCCATTAGATACAGCTTACTATAGATCTCAAGGTATAACTGTATCGCCTGTCTATGGCATAACATCGTATAATACAGGAGCTTCGGGAAGTGCTAAACCTTTTTACACTAGCGCTTATCAATTCGGTAACTCTGATTACTTAGATAGGGTTTCTAATGTACCTACCCCTAATGGAGTAACTGGTCCTAATGCTGCTAATGGAACATCAACTGTTCTTCAAGCTTATAACGCATCTTCATTATTCCAGAATGTTAAATATACTGAGATAACAGACGGAGATATTATTTGGTTAAACTCTGCAGGAACAAGCGTAAATTACCTTACTTTCGAAAACACAGTAGATAGGGATCAATTTAACTACGTTAACACAAGATCTCACACAAACGTTTCTTTAGCTGGTAACACTATAAATAACATAGCATTATTCGCTGCAACATATGCTTCTGATAATATAGGTTCTCCTGTTTCTTCTCAGAAATTCGATATAATTTCTCAGGATGGCTCTATTAATGAATTCATAGATTGCACTAGAATAGACACAACATCATTCTACATAACAGAAGACGCAAACGGAAACGTGCCTGTATCGGTTGGTGATTTGGTTGTATGTACTGACCTTGACATCTGCGTACCTGCAACAGGTAATCAACAAAGCAGATTAGCTAAGATCACTACAGTTGCTTCAACAACTACATCAGGAACTTATAAAGCAATATGTGCTAGACCAGTTCTTTATTATTCAGGGAATGGTAATATGTCGAGAGTTCAGAAATTCTCATCAATAGCTCAATTTACAAGATCTTTTGATTTTACTTATCTCTCTGGATTTACCATGAAAGAATCACATAGACCTAATGGAAGTGATGCTAGGGTTTCTACCATACTAGATGTTATGTATGATACAAATATTGCTCAGACATTAGCTTCTAAGGACGTTATATCATTCAGATACGTAGTAGATACATTCTCTGGACAAATTTTACCTAACTCTAAATATCAGTTAAGTAGATTAGCAATGATTAGACAGCAATCGCTTGCTCTTATCAATGCGCCTTCTATGGAACAATTTCAGAAGAGTACGGATCCTAGATTTACCAACGCACCTACAGCTCCTAATCCTTACCCAAGTTTAAATACTGCTTATATAGCTGACGGGGGTAACCTATCTTTAAATCCTTCATATACTTTCAGTTTACCTAGTGAAGCAGAAGGATCTAAATTTGCTGCATTCTACGCTCCTTATATCACTATCAGAGAATCTAATAGAAATATAAACGTACCACCAGCTGCTATGGTATCTAATAACTTTGTTAGAAAATTTGCTACAGGAGAACCTTATGCGATTATCGCAGGTCAAAAAAGAGGTATATTAAGCGGCGGGGGTAATATAGTAGGTGTTGAATATGACTTTACCGATGAGGACAGAGGAAATCTTGAACCGTTCGGTATTAATCCGATCATTAAGAGAAGAGGGATTGGAGTAGTTATCTTCGGTAACCAAACTGCTTATCAACAAGTTAACTCTGCATTTAACTTAGTTCACGTAAGAGATCTTTTAATAAGTATCGAAACAGACGTTCAGTCAATTCTTTCTAACTACCTATTTGATTTCAATGACGATTCAATTAGACTTGAAATCAAAACATTGGTTGATAACTACCTAGATGGGGTTAGAGCAGGTGGTGGAATATACAACTACCAAACTGTTATGGATGCTTCTAATAACACTCCAGCAATCATTGATATGAATATGGGAATCATAGACGTTATCATCGAACCTGCTAGAGGTATACAGAAATTCATTAATAGAATTACTGTTACAAGAACAGGTGGTATAGCAGCAGGAGGCTTTATACAGTTCGTATAATGCGAATTGCAGCCTTTTAGGCAACTAAGATAAATATAAACTGAATATGGCAGGACTATCACATTATCAAAATTCATTATCAGCAATAAACAAATACGAACCTGTTTATCTGAACCAGTTCGAGGTTACAATCATACCTCCTTCTGCTGTTGCTGGCGGGGAAATACTACTTCAGCACGTGTCAAAGGTCGGAGGGCTTACTCTAGATAAAAATCCAGGACTAGTTACTCAAAAATACAAGTTTGCTAAAAGAAATTATGCTGGTGCTAAACCAGATAATACCTATATGGATTTAGGTTTAAGTTTCAGTGTCAACTTAAATGACGACAACTCAATGTATGTTTTTAAAACATTAAGACAGTGGAGTGATTTGATCTATAATCCATTAACAGGAGCAATGGGTCTTAAGAATGACTATACCGGTACTATCGTAGTTTCTATCTTTAATAAACAAGGGGACGTTTTTAGAAGAATAACATGCAGAGATTGCTATCCAACTAAGGCAATAAGTGAAATGAATCTTAATTACACATCAACTGACATATTTAAAGTAGATGATATGACTTGGGCAGTTGATTACTGGGATGATTTATTCTTATAAAAAAATAAAAAAATAAATGGCAGGTTTACCACATTATACAAACTCTAAAGCCGCGATAAACAACTACGAACCGGTATATCTTAACCAATTTGAGGTTTTGATCACTCCACCGTCGGGAATAGTAGATGCTAACACGACTTTTAAAGGGGAATCAATTTTAGCTCAGCAGGTCAAATCTATAACTGGTTTGGCCGTAGATATTTTAGCAAACGGAAACGTTGAACAAACTTATAAGTTTGCTCAAAGAAGATATGCTGCAGGTGAGCCTACTACCAGTGATATGGCATTAAGCATGGAATTTGAGGTTAACTTAAATGACGTAAATTCAATGAGTGTTTATAAGATACTTAGACAATGGAGCGACTTAATATACAATCCGCTAACAGGTGCGATGGGTATTAAGAGCGATTATGTTGGTTCTATGGTTATCTCAATATTTAATAAAAGAGGTGATGTTTTTAGAAGAATTAGAATACCTTCTTGCTTTATCAGTACTGCTATTAATGATATGCAGTTAGATTACGACGCCCCGGCTATATACACTATATCTACATCATGGGTATGCGATTACTGGGAAGATCTATTCATTTAAACAAATAACACTAATTAAATATGGGAGGAGACAAATTAAATTGTCTCCTTTTTTGTTTTTTGTTATATAATAAGAAAAACGAGTAAATAATGGATAATAATATTTCGCCAGAAGAAATTCTTAAGAGAAAGGAAATTGCGGGGGGTATAGAATATGATGATCCCCAGCCTATTGCAAAAGAAACCAATGTGGTGTCGCAGGTACAGGAGTTATTCCCAGGGACTGAAGAAATTCAGCAGCCAGTTAAGAATCCTATTCCACAACCGGTTCAGCCAAAGATTAATCAGACACAAAACGAGCAACAATTAGCTTCCCTAGGTAAAGCTCAAAGCGTAAATAAACCCGTATCATTAGAAATGGGTTGGAAAAATATACCGGTTGGAATACTGCCATCCAGCGGTAAATACTATCCGGATGGAACTAAAATTGCTATTAGAGCTGCTGAGGTTAGAGAAATAAGACACTTTTCCACAATCGACGAAGATGATCAATTGGATATAGAGGAAAAACTAACGCATATAATAGACAGATGCTCTCGGATGGAATTTTCTGGCGAAGGTGTGGTTTCTTATAAGGATCTTAAGCAAGAAGATAGATTCTTTATAATTATGGCTATTAGAGACCTTACGTTTGTAAAGGGTGAGAACTCTATTATACTTAAAACGCAAAAATCATGTAAACAAACAACAGAATGTCCCTTTAATGAAGGTATAGAACTCAGAACTGGAGTACTAAGTTCTTATGAACTTGACGAAAATGTTGCTAAGTATTATAGTGAGGAGACTAGAGGTTTTGTTTTCAATATTAAAAAACTTGATAAGACTGTCGAACTATACATCCCTAGTATAGGAGTAACCCAGGAAATAACTTCATTCGTAACGGAATGTGCTAAGAAAAATATTGAGCTTGATGAGGGATTTCTTGATATAGCACCTTTTATGTTTAATGAATGGAGGGATCTAAATTTCCAAAGAATCCTTTCCAGCATGAGAGAAAGTGATTATTGGACCAAAGAAGAATTTAGCTTGTATTTTGAACTTGCTCAGAGAATCAAAATGGGTACAAAGCTAGAGGTAAAACAAAAGTGCCCAATATGCGGTGATATGGAGGTCACTGCTAGAATAACATTTCCCTACGGGCTCAGATCTCTTTTCGTTATTTCAGATATCTTTAGAGAACTTCTTTGATATCAAGTTTAGACTATGGAAGGAACATAGTTTAGATCCGGATTGGATAGAAAGTATACCTTTCTACGAATACCAAATATGGATAGATAAGCTCAATGATGCCATAGAAGTTGAAAATGCAGAGGCAAAAGCTAAAAGTGGGGTCAAAGAGTTGTTTAGTTTTGGTAAGTAATCTTATTAAGAAATATATAGAGATAATAACCAAATCGAATGGCAGATCCTAATCAAAAATTGTTTTCCCAAATAGCCGACCTTGGCAGGAATATAAACTCTCTAGCTGAGTCTATTAAGAAAAATACTGCCGCTACAGAGTCTCTTGTATCATCAACGGATAAATCTACAAAAAGCGAAAAGGAGTCAGCTACGACATCTAATAAGGCTTCTACGGCTAATCCTAAAGAAAGTGAGAAGAGTGAAGGAGCAATAAAGGACCTCACTAAAGCTATCACCGGACTACTTGGCGAGAAAGGTCCCCTTATGGGAAAAATAGCAGAAATGGCAAAAGGATCTATTTCTAAAGGCGGTGAAGGACCAAATAAGGATTTCAGCAATATCGCGGGAGGATTAAAAGGAATAATTAAAGCATTCCAAGAGGGTGGTGTTGCTAATAAGGAGGGTAAATATCTTGTTGGAGAAAACGGACCAGAGGTGGTTAAGCTGCCTAAAGGTGCTGGTGTTATACCGATTAACGTAAAGGATCTAATGGAGGGATTAAAAAATGTTCCTGAGTTTAGCTCTCTTTTAAAGAATAGCAAAGAAGGTAACCTAGATTTTTTTGGCAATGCGGGTGACCCTGGATTAATAGATTCCGCTGGCATAAATATGAATTTAAGCGGGTTGCTTGAGAAGTATGAAGAAGCTCAGGATAATGCTAAAGATGATAATTCAAGAAAATCTACTGGAGAGATCGTAGAAACACTATATTCGTTAATCGAGAAAGGCAAAGATGGAATAGGCGAGGAGATTTCTAAGATTGAGAAAGAGGCTTTAGATCTCGAGATAAAAAATAAATTGAGTGGAGAAGATCTAAATAATAGGAGTAATAAATGGGTCGCTATATTAAAGAATTTATCTAAGGATAAAGATTATTATAATGGATTAGCGGTAGCTAAAGCTAAACTCCTAGCTACACAATCATTTATTGACAATAAAAAATCAGATGATAAATCCGCAGAGCAACTACTGGGTAAATCTGATAATCCAGATTCTAAATTAGAAAATATGCCAGATACACTGGACTCTGGGTCTAAACAGAAAACTGATGAACTTAAAAAATCTGAGGAAGTAGTAACTCCTAAGAAGAGAAAAAAGGAAAAGAGTGCTGAGGAAGGTTC